ATGGGTCATCTTGGGGGCATTGAGCAACTCACCCAGGCCACGCTCGGCGATCTCTGCTTGCTTCACCCCAGGGATGGACATCAGCTCTTTGAGGAATTCGGATCCAGTGCCGACCTTGCGACGCAATAGCCCTGCGGCCTTGTCAAGGGCTGAATAGAAGGGCTTGCCTTGGCCAACCAGTTCTCTCACAGTGGGCGCTCCTCAATCTCAAGGTGGTGGGCGTGGGTGACCTTGCCACCCTTGGCGTACACCGTGCGCTTGCCATACTTGGGCTTCTTGGCCAGTACCAATGGGCCAATCTGCACCACATGCTCGGAGTGGGTCACCGGTTGCATTGTTTCCCGGTCGTAGAAGTCACCATGACGCCTGGGGTCGTACCCAATCTGGCGGTAGTCAGGGTGGTTCATGTACTTCTGGAAGTGCTTGACGGCTTGGTCTTCATCAATGTGCTCAAGCTCGCCCTTGATTTTGGCAAATGGTGTTTTGGTCTGTTCGCCAGTGGCAACCCGGACGGCCTTGTGCGGTGAGCCTTCAAAGGTCGCGTTGCGTACTGAGGACACCGAGCCGTATGAGGTGGGAAACTTTTCTTGACCACCCGACTCATCATGCACTGAATTCACCCACACGCCGTGGCGCTCATATGCTGGGATGTCCAGGCGCAGACCAACACGGTGGCCAGCAGGCCATTTCTCATGTGACCGCCAGTTTTGCTTCTGCCTGTCCAGCAACACGTCCATGGCCTGCTCGTCGGTCGCAGGCTTAGGGATGAAGTCGTAGGGCTTCACGGGCTTTTCCTTGGCCACGAGCCTCTCATAATCTTTTTGCTTGATATTGCCTGCCAGAAGGGCTTGAGCGGCCTCTTCAATCTTGGGGTTGCGACGGCTGGCCGCATCATCAAACACGGTTGGGCGCACCTCGATCTTTCCACCCTTGGCCTCGTGAATCACTTTGCGCGACACAATCCCATGGCCAACATCACGCTCGTCGTCATATCGAACCGGATTGTGCAACGGGTACAGATGCTTGGTAGGGGTGGTGATGTCATACATCGAGCCCTCAGGCACCATGTGTTTGCTCTGCATTGACCGGAACTTTGCCTTGTTGGCCACCATAGGTTCGCCAATGGTCACCTCACCAATGGCTTTGGCGGGGCCTGCGCCTGTACGGACGATGGCCACACGCTTACCCACATAGGGTCGCAAGGTGTCACTGTTGCGGGTTTCAATGGTCTTCTTGCCGTCAACAATCAGGTCGGCATAGTGGATGCCTGCCTTGCGGTCTGAGGCCACGTTGATGCCCATCACGGAGCCGCCCTTGGCCATGCTGAGGTCGTCTTTGGTGGTGTCGTAGGTGCCACGGTTGCCGGTGGCCGACTTGATCATCTTGGGGTTGTAATGAATCACCTCTTGGATCTTGCCGTTGCGCTTGATGATCATTGCGTCATGGCCCAATGCCTTGGCCCTTGTATATACATGCTTGCCGGGGCCGCCTTGCTTCTCATAGGCCTTTTCGACAATGTCATACGCCTTGTCTTTGGACACGCCCATTGTCATCAGCGCCATCACGTTGGGGTCGCCGGGGCCAACCATGTCCACCACCAGCGGGTTCAAAATCCTGGCATGTAATGGCAACATATTGCCGCCGACCTCGTGGGACTCAACCTCACCCTTATTCATGCGGTTGAGCATCTTGGTGGCACCGGCACGGGCGTAGTCTGAATCACCAGCCATATCCCGTTTGATCTGGCTCATGGCTGGTATGCCCGTATAGCCGGTGGCATATTCGGTGTCGGGGGTCATGTATACCCCAGGGCCAAATGCGCCCTCCTTGCTGGGTTTGAGGCGGCGCACGGCCTCTTGTCGCTTGCCACCCTCAGTCGCTGTCGTGCCGTGGTACAGGCGCATCGGGGTGTGACTGCCCTCAAGGAACTGAGCAAGTTTGGCCGATCCACCATCAGCTTTGGGCTGTGGCTTCACCGGGGGCAGGCCATGCATCTTCTCCAGGTTGGCCTGAGCTTGTTGCTTCCTGCGTTGGGCTTCCACCACAGGCGCATAGGATTGCCTCAGGCGCTGAAAATCAGCCATTTGCTGTGGGGTTAGTGGCACCGCTCGTCCTCTTGGTGGTTTGCGGAATTATGCCTTCTGTTGGGGCGTAGGTCTACCAGGGCACCCTTTGCACCGCGGCTTGACCTGACACACCCCAAGGCGCTCACACCTCGTCATTCTTGCGCCGCCATACTACCCACTCTTTAAACAGTTGCCAGACCTGTTGTTCGCTGATCTCAGCGTGCGGTTGGCACAGCACCTCAAACCGGTTGGCGCACATCGTGGTCTTCACACCCTCACGGTGGATGACCCTCTCATAATCCTTGACTTCTTCCATGATGCTCCTTCTCGGTTTAACCGAACCTTACAGTTAACTTACACGGCATAGGGGTTGACACGTTGGCGACGGTTGTACTCCTCGGCGTCGAGGATGTCGTCGCCATCAAAGGGGTCACGGGGTGGTGCGTCGATGCTGATCCAGCCACCGTCACGCAGGTACCGCAGGCCTTGGCTGATGCAGTCCACGAACTCATCATGGACGGTATCGGGGAAGCTACAGATCTGGCTGACCATGCCCTCGGCCCAGTCCTTGACATATCCCTTGCGCACGGACGACTCAGGCACCCATACACGGCCTGCTTTGATGATGTTGGCCACGATGCTCAGGCGTTGGATCTTGTCGGCCTTGCCGGGGTTGTAGGCGTGGACGGGCAGGTGGGCACGCTGTAAGTCTTGGATAAGGCTGATACCGGCGCTCTTGTCTTCCACCAGGATCAAGTCCACCAGCTTGCGCTCACGGCCTTCACCATAAACCGTTTCAAACTCGTCAATGACCTTGGGGCGCAGGTCGGGGTACTGGAGGTGCTCCTGCCAGCAGTCCAGCACCATCACGCTCATGCCGCCATCCATGGGCTTGAACACGCCCAGGGTGATCTGGCCTGTGGGGTCGTTGTGGGTCTTGTCGCTCGTGGCGCAGTCATAGGACTGGAGGATGAACTCCAGCGGGGGGAACTGCTTGCCATTGGGCCACAGGCGGAACCAGTCACGCTTGACAATGCCGCCCTCCTCGGGGTCAATGATCTCAGCGTGGATCTCCTGACGGCCAAGGTTGGTGCCCTCGTACTGGAGGATCTGCTTTTGGAAGCTGGGCGCGAGGTTCTTGATGTTGCTGTAGGTGCTGGCGCGGGTCACCACCACGTCATCACCTTCCCGGCTGATCAAGTCCATCACCACCTCTTTGGGTTTGGGTGTGGTTGAGCAAATCAGTTTGGTGCGCTGGCCCAGGCGGATGCCGAACTGAATCATGTCCCAGGATTCTTGGAGGTACTCCCATGCGGCCAACTCATCAAGCCAGCCACCATGGAACTGCGGCCCCCTGAAACGCTCGGGCTCCGACGCCGGTATGCCCTTGATAAAGCTACCATTGATAAGCTTTAGCTCATGTAAACTTTTGTTGTAATCAGCGATCAGTGGCTTGGGGATGACGGACAGCAGGCCTGAGTCGCCCTCGAAGCATGTGCCCTTCAAGTCACCGCTTGTGGGGGCGGACACCAGCCACCGGGTGTTGGGTTGCTCCCAGGCCCACTCAGCCAGCGTTTCAGCCGCGGCTCGGGTCTTACCGGCTCCACGGCCAGCCAGCATGAGCCAGATGTTCCACCACTCCCCTGGGGGCTCGATCTGATGCTTGTGGGCCTTCTGGTACCAGCCCATGCGCCAGTTGACCACCGCCTGCTCGGTTGGGTGGAGCTTTGCGAACTCCTCGACCAGGGCCGGGTCTTCCAGAAGTTCAGCTATTGCGCTCATTCCACCTGCCGGGTCATCTTCATGTTTTTGAGCAGTTCACCGAACACATTGACGTTGTGCTCGATCACGATGGGCTTGTTGTCGTCCCCAGCCACTTCCATCCTGGCCAGCTTGGGGATGTGGTACTCCACCACTGACTGGAATAGATCAAATGCCTTTGCCGGGTTGGGGGGCACCACATACCGCTCGATTGGCTCCCCACTGTTGGCATCCACCTCAATGACCTTCACCCCATCAGCAACCTTGTCGAGCCACTCAGTGAGCCTGTGAGCGTTTCCATCAACAAATGAGGCTATGGCCTGTCTGGCATCTGATGTGGCCTTGTTGGGCGTTCCTGGTGCCCTGCCGCCTGTCTTTACACCTATTGCCATGTCATGCTCCTCCAAACGAATCTACTTTAGATTCTTTGTGAGCGTCAACTAACTTAATTGTGTAGGTCATATTCCAGTCCTTTGTCGCGCAGTCATTTCAGCGCATAGGGTGGAAGTTTAACCTTTCACTGGTTTGTCTGTGAAGTCCATTGGCTTCTGTTGTGTCGGCATGCGCAGATCATTGACCACCGCCACGATCTCCGCGACCATGCCGGGTCTTGTCTGCTGGAAATAGTCGTAGTTGATCCGCTGGCTGTAAACATCCACGTTTTCCTTGTAATCCTCACCGATCAGTCTTATGGTGACTTCAACCCATTTGTGTGTCATTCTGCTTCGCTCCTAAGGATGCGGTGCTCGGCGAACTTGCGATATACCTTGAGTTCGGCGTTCTCCCTCTTCAAGCGCTCGATCTCCGATTGCATATGGCTCATGCGGCTCATGGCTTGGTCAATCCAGTTGCTGACCTCCACCGGCATGCTGAACTTCTGCTGGGGCATCGTGACCTTGATCGGTCGGCTCATGGCCTTCAGGTTCGGTTTAACCGAACTTTTGG